CCAAAAGGCAAGACTTTCTACCGTAGACGGGACATTATTGAACTCATGCAAACCAATCCAGAACGCTACCACGCTATGGAGCCTGAAATAAGACAGGCTTACGCTGAAGGTAGGGTTCGTTAAATAGAGGCTACACATCATGGCAGGCGAAACCTCAGGTGCGTTTTTTACCGCAAACGCAGTAGTAGATAAAACAGCAGCAGATAAGTTCATCCCGGAGATTTGGTCTGATGAGGTGATTGCTGCCTATCAGAAGTCTCTCAAGATGGCTCCTCTGGTCAAGAAATATAACTTTCGAGGCAAGAAAGGCGATGTCCTTCATCTGCCCAAGCCGGTTCGTGGCTCTGCTAATGCTAAGGCAGAAGCAACAGCGGTTACAATTCAAGCAAACCTTGAAACTGAAACCACTCTGACAATTAACCGTCACTTTGAATACTCTCGTTTGATCGAGGATATTGTGGCTGTTCAGGCTCTGTCATCTCTGCGTCAGTTCTACACAGAAGATGCAGGCTACGCACTGGCTCGTCAGATTGACAACGATCTGTTCCGAGTGGGTACTGCGTTTGGCAACGGTACTCTTGACCTGACTACTCCGGTATCAGGAACTTGTACTGGCGCTCAGTGGGTTCATAATAATAGTTATTACTGCGATACCTCTACCGGCTTGACTGCTTATGCTGTTGACCAGGTAGTATCCGCTGACGTATTCACTGACGCTTGTTTCCGCGCTTTGATTAAGAAAATGGATGACGCAGACGTTCCTATGACTGATCGTAACTTGGTCATTCCTCCTGCATTGCGCTCTGCAATCATGGGTGTTGACCGTTATGTATCAAGCGACTTTACTGATAACAAGTCTGTTCAGTCAGGCTTGATTGGTAATGTGTACGGTATTCAGATTTATGTATCCTCCAATTGCCCGTTGATTGAGGATGCTACATCTAACACTGCTGGTACTATTGATTTGCGAGGAGCTTTCTTCTTCCACAAGGATGCAATTATCCTTGGCGAGCAGATGAGCGTTCGTTCACAGACTCAGTACAAGCAAGAGTACCTGTCTACCCTGTACACTGCCGACACCCTTTACGGTGTTCAGGTTCACCGTCCTGAAGCAGGCTTCTGCTTTGTCGTTCTTGATGCCTAAGTAAAAGACAGGGGGAGGGGAAACCCTCCCTCTGTTTTACCCTCATTAATTTATAGGGCTATCAGATGAGTAATTATACAAAGACCACAAACTTTACGGCCAAAGACAGCCTTATATCTGGTAATCCTGCAAAGATTGTTAAAGGCTCTGAGATTGATTCCGAGTTTACGGCGATTGAAACAGCAGTTAACTCCAAGTCCAATACAGCGTCCCCTACGTTTACAGGGACAGCCACTATCCCTACAGCAGCAGTTACCAATCTTACATTGGGCGGCACATCTGTTACATCCACTGCCGCAGAACTAAATGCCCTTGATGGCATAACCGCAACAGTCACAGAATTGAATTACACGGATGGTGTTACTAGCGCCATCCAGACTCAAATAGATGCCAAAGCGCCTCTAAACTCTCCTGTTCTTATTACCCCTAACCTTGGCACTCCTTCAGCTGGCGTTCTTACTAACGCCACCGGATTGCCTATTGTTGCCGGTACTACTGGCACTCTCTCACAGGCCCGTGGCGGCACAGGAGTTACTACAGCTAGTAACGGCCAGCTTTTGATAGGAAATGGTTCTGGGTTTACCGCAGCCACCTTAACAGCAGGCACAGGGGTTACATTAACCAATGGTGCTGGAAGTATTCAGGTTGCCTTCTCTGGCCCTGGTGCTGGCGATGCCTTAACCACCAATCCTCTATCTCAGTTCGCAGCAACAACATCTGCTCAATTAGCAGGCGTTCTCTCGGACGAAACAGGGTCAGGCTCTGCTGTATTCGCCAACAGCCCAACGCTAGTAACTCCGGCCCTGGGTACGCCTTCTGCTTTGGTGCTTACCAACGCCTCTGGAACCGTCACAAACTTGACGCTTGTTACTCCTGCGCTTGGCACACCTGCTTCTGGCACTCTGACAAATGCTACAGGGCTACCAGCAGCAGGCGTAATTAATACTGCCGCAACGCTGACCGACACTCAGACGCTGACCAACAAGACGCTGACTTCTCCTACTCTAACGGCTCCTGTACTGGGTACACCTACTTCCGGCAATCTGTCTAACTGTACGGTAGACGGCACAGACGCAGTGGGCTTTAGAAATATCCCGATCAACAGTAACTCCGCAGCCTACACAGCAGTATTAACAGACTCAGGAAAGATAATTTTCCACCCGTCCACTGATGCTAATGCAAGGACATTTACTATCCCTGCGAACAGTTCTGTGGCTTATCCGCTGGGTACTGCACTTACCTTTATCAACATGACAAGCCAAGTGGTCACGATTGCCATCACAAGTGACACTATGTATTTGAGTTCTGCTGGCACGACGGGTTCACGCAGCCTTGCTCAGTACGGTTCGGCGACAGCGATTAAAATGACTTCAACGACATGGTTGATCTCAGGGAGTGGTTTAACATGAGTGGGGCGCTTCAGGCGGTATTCCAGAACCAGCGTAGCTTTGGCCCACCTCCGGGTCAAGATGCTTATGTAACTGCCGGTACGTTTTCTTGGGTTGCCCCTGCTGGGGTGACTAAGGTTTCTACTGTAGCTGTGGGTGGTGCTGGCGGCGGTGGAGGCGCATTGGTTTATGGCAATAACCTTACAGTGGTGCCGGGAAATAGTTATTCGCTGACTGTCGGAGCAGGAGTATCCGCTTTTTCGGCTGGTGGCCTTAGTAAGGTCTGTATTGCGTCCGCAGGTACTGCTGGTGGAGGCTGTACCGTTACAGGTGGAGCGCGTTCAGGCGGCACCGGTGGGGGTAATGGCGGCAATGGTGGGGGTAATGGTAGTGGTGGTGGCGGGGCGGCTGGGTATGCTGGCAATGGTGGTGCTGGCGTAGCAAATGGTCCGGGAAGTGCGGGGGCTGGCGGTGGTGGCGGTGGTGGCGGTGGTGGACTCACCCTTAACTGTTTTAGTTGTAATATTTATGCTGGGGGTGGGGGTGGGGGTGTAGGTATACTAGGTCAAGGTACAAGTGGTGCTGGCGGGACCATATCAGGCGCTACGGGTTTTGGTGGTGGTGGTGGTTCTGGGGGAGCAACAGGTGCGTCCGCATCTGGTTATGTTGGTTCGACGGGAGGGTTATACGGTGGCGGCGGTGGTATAGCTCAACGTTTTTTTTGCTGGTCTTGCGGTTATTTGTGCAATACGTCCACTCCGGGAACAGGCGCTGTCGGCGCGGTCCGTATAATCTGGCCCGGTTGCGCGAGATCATTCCCATCAACACGAACAGCGAACGAATAGGGATAAGCAATGGAACTTTACATACGAATTAAAGACGGCAAGCCTTTTGAGCATCCGATCTTCGGGGATAACTTTCGACAGGCTTTTCCTCATATAGACACCGACAATCTACCGCCTGAGTTTGCTCGTTTTGTGCGTGTTGCTGCCCCTACCGTAGGACTGTTTGAGGTCTGCGAGGAGTGCGTATACGAATTGGTGGATGGCGTATACACAGACATTCACAACGTGCGCCCAATGACTGCCGAAGAGAAGGCAGCCAGAATTGAACAAGCCAGAGCAAACCTGCGACCCAACTGGACGCTGAACGAAGAAACTCTACAATCATCTCCACCACCCAGACCTACAGTCAAAGGTGCGTACCCGTACAAGTTCAATATGGAAACAAACCAGTGGTTGGAGTCTGATGTTCCTCCGTTCCCAAGCTGGGTTCCCAGTGAAGACGGACTGCGGTACGTTGCCCCTACCCCAAGACCAGAAGGTCAGTACCGCTGGGACGAAGCTACCCTGAGCTGGGTAGCATTCAATGTCTAAAAAGAAGAAACAAGAACAGCCAGAGTTTGAAGCGTACTACTACTTCCCGTCTGCTGTTTATGCAAGCAAGAAGCCTGAGTTTCTCAAGGTTGTCAACGAAGTCTCTGCGGAAATGCTTGGCAAACTCACGCATGACGTTCATGAGCTTTATCCGATGCACAATACGGATAACTTTGTTAACGACCCAAGAGTGCAGGACTTTGTGCAGTACATTGGTCAGAACGGCTGGAGCATCTTGCAGAGCCAAGGCTACGCAATGGACAGCTTCAACGTGGTAGTAGACGCAGTGTGGACACAAGAACACCACAAGCATTCTTTGATGGAGCAGCACGTTCACGGTGGCGGGCATCAACTGGTGGGGTTCTACTTT